CTCCCACAAATTCCACATTGGATATTGTGGGTTCACGTATCGTTGGACAGGTCGCACCTACTGCTGCAGAAGCTGCGGCAGCCACTTTTCTCGGTGAAATCCTTAAGGATGGTCTCCCAAGGATTCCCGGTATCCGATCTTATTCAGATATCTCAAAGCTTGCCGAAGTCGGCAGCGATGAGTATCTTAATTATAAGTTCGGATTAGCTCCGATTAAATCGGATCTACAGAAAATGGCTCAGGCTGTTCAACAAGCTACTAAGCTTATGAAACAGCTCAGGCGCGATTCAGATAGAATCGTGCGCCGTAAAGCCGAAATGCAGCCAGTGGTTCAGACAGTTGACATGGGGACGGATACGTCTAACGGATTCATCGGGTTACCCCGTATGAATCTGCAGACACCGCCTCCAATGTTCAATGTCATACCACTGCAACGAGTTACGGATATTGTTACTCAACAATATTCGTTTTCCGGGGCATTCACGTATCACCTTAACCAGGCGTTGGAATTCCTGGGTAAGTTGGACGAGTATGCAGAGAAGGCTAACCACCTTCTTGGTACCGAGATAACTCTCGAGACCCTATGGAATTTGACTCGTTGGTCCTGGCTAGTAGACTGGTTTGCGGACGTAGGGAGTTTCCTCCATAACGTTTCGCTTTTCCATTCTAATAGCCTCGTCATGCGGTACGGCTACATCATGTGTCATACGACACATGTGCGGCAACGTACTGTCAAGGGGCTAGTCCCTATCGGACGATGCTCCCATGACACGATTGTCTCTTATGCTTCTGTTGAAGCAAAACAGAGACGTCGCGCGACGCCATACGGATTTGGCCTCAATACGGCGTCCTTTTCGGACACCCAATGGGCCATCTTAGGTGCTCTCGGGATGACCCGAGGCACCGGGGCACTAAGGAGACGCGAGTGATCCTCGTATCCTTAGTGGACAGGAATGCACAACAGTGTGTTCCTCCTTCTAGCTGCAAGGAACGTTGCTGTGGCATTTTCGGATCCTCAATCTGTAACAGTTTCAGGCTCGGCGATTTCGCTTCCGCGAACGTCGAGCGGCCAGTCAAGCGGTGGTTTTACTTCCGCTGACGGGCTCACATCGTTGACTGTGTCTCACCAGTATGGTAAGCGCAGTCGGCGGATGCTGAAACTGACCCAGAAGAAGACTGCTGCTAGCCTTCTGGACCCAAGCCGGAACGAAGTTTACAACCAGTCTGTTTGGGTTGTATTCGACGTTCCTACGGCCGGGTTCACGGTTGCAGAGTCCAAGGCACTTGGTGACGCATTGACTGCGTACCTGAGTGCTTCTACTGGTGCAAGGATCACCCAGTTGCTGGGTGGTGAGAGCTAACAGACTCTCACCCGAAAACGTTATCAGCTAAGGATCGATGACCCCCAAATAGGAGGCACCGATGAAAAGCCTGATGACGCTCCTGCAGTGTGTGCTGAGTGATCTCAGCGCACGATGCGGCATAAGCACCACTCTGGACTGGAAAACCATCCAGAGTCGCGTCGAACACGAG